CCCTTCGCCGCGCTTATGACCGCCGCGCTCAAATCTGGACACGACGGGACCGGGATTGTGACCGCTCTTGCGGAAACCGATCTAACCGGAGGCGGGGCAAACGCCGCGATCACCACCACCAGCGCGGAAGCCGTTGCGCTCATCAACGCCAGCCCGCTTGCATCGCGCCACTTCACCGCCGCGCTGAAAGCAGCTTATGACGGAGAAGGCTTGTTAGAAGAATTGGCCGAAGCATCCTTCACGAGCGGCACGGCTGGAACGTTTGTGGATTTCCAAGGCGACAACGCCGTTAGCTTTACGGCAGCGGGCGGGAAGATCAGCACCAACGTCGGCGTTCTTCCGACGATCAACATCAACCTAGCAGGCGCGACTTCGCCAAGCATCCGCGTTATCGTCACCGAGCTTCCAATCGAATGACCCGGAATTTCACAAGGAACTTCACACGCAACTTCACCCGGAATTTTTCTCCGGGTGCTTTCAATCCTACTTCCATTCCTAACCTAGCAATCTGGCTTGATGCTAATGACCCCGCATGCGTTTTGAGGGACACGGGTAGCGGCTTTGTTCCCGCTCTCAACGGAGAAGCCGTGGCGCGCTGGGTGGATAAATCCGCCAACGCCCACATCCTCGCGCAGACCACCGCAGGCAGCAGGCCGTTACTTTCGACCTCTAACGGTCCAAGCGGAGGGCGAGCAATCAATTTTGACGGTGCTGACGATGCACTTTTCAAAACAGGCAACCTATTCAGCCTGCCATGCACCGTTTTTGCGGTGATGAATCAAAGGAGCTGGACGATTAACGAGTTGCTTTGGGACACCGCGATGAGCGGAAACCGTGCATACGGAATCCAGCGCAACACTTCCGGGATGATCCGAACAACGGGCGACGTTCCAACTTCAAACAACAACCAAACCCTTAACAACTGGGATGTCGTCACATGGGAAATTGCCAACGGAGCGCAATCCGTTCGGATCAATTCCGCCACGCCGGGAACCGCTACCTCATCGTTTACCCCAACTGCCTCAGCCGAACTACGACTTGGCGGAGCTACTTCAGGACTAAATACGAGTCACGTTTCCTACGCTGCATTCATCGCCTACTCCCGAGTGTTGACTGACGCCGAGGAAGTGCAGATGCGCGCATACCTTAAATCAACCTACGGAACGCCATGAGATTCTTTCGCGCATCCTCGGAAACCTACGAAGCCGCCCGCCTTGGCCTCGATGCCATTTACGGCCACCCCTTCCGCAGCGATCCGCAAAACCCGGACCTCATAACCACTGAGTCTTGCATGACGCCCGCAGAATTTGCACCGAAAGACGCGCAAGGCCGATGCCTCATCGCCGTCTCCGAAGAAGACGCTGCCCGCCCGGAAGTCGAAGCAAAGATCGCGGAATTGACCGCCGCTAATCTCGCGGAGGAAATTGCAGAATCACAATTCAAGCCCGTATGAAATCCACCGCCATCGTCATCCTATCCGCCCTAGCAGTCATCGTCGCTGAGGTTCTCGATCACCTCGACGCATCGCCCACCACCGTCCTGCAACCCGAACTCATCTTCGGAGCAATCGGCGGCGTCATTGCCTATTTCAAAGCCAAGTCTAGCGGTCCAAAACAATGAACGACGCATCAATTGACGTTTGGATCAAAGCTCTAACCGGGAGCGCCGGGGCGGTTGTGGCCATGGGGCTTTGGGTGCGCTCGCTTATTCAACAAACGAGGGAGCTTGGCGCGATCATCGAAAAGAAAGACACCCGAATCAATGAGATTTCAGACAAGGCGGTTGAGGCTTTGACCACGCTTTCCATCGTCGCCAAAACCGATCGAGAGTGGAAGGATGAGGTGGCGAAACAAATCGGTGAGATCCACAGGCTCGTTGAAAATTCCACGCCGTAAAAAATGGGCGCTTGACCAGCCTGCCGTGGTTTGCAAGGTTTTCGGGAAATGAAAACCTCGCTCAAAACCTCCCTCATCACCGCCGTTATTGCCATCATCGCCCTCGCGCTCATGTCCTGCTCCTTCCAGACTGCAGAAGGAGCTAGCGGCAGCGTGGACGCGGCATCCGTCTTGAAGGCCATTCAAATCCTTTCGGAGAAATGAACCACGACTGGTTGACCGCCCTCAAAGGTAAACCAAAAACGATCATCCTCGCCCTCGCTGAATTGGGCGTTAAGGAGGTTGTTGGCAAAGGATCAAACAAGACCATCATCGGATGGCGGGATGAACTCAATCAAGCTGGCGTGAAGATCGCAGGATACTCCGACGACGACATTCCGTGGTGCGGATTGTTTGCTGCCATCGTTTGCTATCGCCGGATGAAGAACGCCGGCGAGGTGGTGAAGGATCCGCTATGGGCGCGGAATTGGTCAAGGTATGGTGTGAAGTCCCAGCAAGCATCGCTTGGCGACGTTCTCGTTTTCGAACGTGGCAGCGGCGGGCATGTCGGCTTCTACGTCGGCGAGGACTCAACCGCTTACCACGTTCTTGGCGGCAACCAAGGCAACCGCGTGAGCATTGCGAGGATCGCTAAGGCTCGCTGCATTGCCGTTCGCCGCCCGCCTTACTCTACGACTCCAAAAGCGGTCAAGCCGTATCGGATCGCCGCCACGGGGAATCTTTCTGCTAATGAGGCTTGATTTAGCAGTTGATTAGCAGTTGGATACAGACTTTCCCACAAAAACGAAGCCAGCCAGCGGAATCGCCTTTCGAGGCCCGTTGATGACGGCAGGGAAGCCCCCGTAGCTCAGTGGTCAAGAGTGGCTGAACTTAAGCAGCCGGGTCGCAGGTTCGAATCCTGCCGGGGGTTAATACAGGTTCTCGCTATAAAGGCATCCTTCATCGCCTCCGCATCGCCTCCTGATTTGTCCTTGATCGACAGCGACAATCCACGCCTCTTCACGGGTCATCCAGTCGCCGAACTGGTCGATGAAGCCTTGATCCCATTCACCAAATCCGGTCCCCAGCGCGGAGGCTTGAGCCCTCATAACCTTGTCCCAGTGCCGCGCACCACAGATGACGAGGCGCGAGTGATGATGGCGGTTAGCAGCACAAACAACACGTCGAGGCGTTTTTGAGTAATCGGGTTTCCACGGTTCTTCATTCATAACGATAGACTAGGTTTGGTGAATCAGGAAGCGGGTCAACCGTGATTGGCAAACTCCCCATGAAGTTCTTCGCGTTTCAGCCTTGCCGCCTCCGCAGCTTCTTCCGGCGTATTGTACCGCCCGACGCTGTGTTTGGCGTAATTGACGTAAACCTCCGCTTTCCACATTCCGCTCACCTTGCAAAAGTGGACGCCTTTGAATCCAGACGTGTTCCGGCATGACAGCTTGCGGTTGAATTGATTTTGGGAGTCGGTGGCAATCCGTAGGTTTTCGATACGGTTGTCGTCTTTGATTCCGTTGACGTGATCGAGTTGACCTTGCGGCCATTCTCCGTAAGTCAAAAGCCAAGCGATGCGATGAACACGATACATGCGACCTTTGAAGAATATCCGACGATACCCTTTCTTGGATATTGATCCGGCTTGCAAGCCTTCGCGCTTTCTGAATGGAGTCTTCCACGCGACGATTCCCGTTTGAGGATCGTATGAAAAGCAGGCTTTGATATTTTCGATTTCCACGTCTTGATTCATGTTTTTGATTGGTTGCCATTAAAAAACCCGCACCGGGACTTCCACATACCGGGCGGGCTTTTCTGGTTATGCTGGCGTGAAGCCATCAACCGGAAATCTGCGACGTGAGGTGGAAGTCTCGTCGGCGCAATCCATACCCCGGCAATCGGGCGAGGGCAAGCGGAAAGTTTCATTTTGGCGGAAGTGGTAGCGGCATCCAGCGGGTCGGTTGAATGATAAACGGCAAAGGCTCCATCCCATCATCCTCCCATCTTGGTCCGTCGAAAGCATCACTATTGAAATTTCCGATTACCGCATCGCCTATCCAAAGCAAAACTCTGGTGTCCCTTGGCGCGGTTTCAATCGGCATCCAGCCGGGTGATTCTGTTTCGGTCGCACTCACTTGACCAGACCCCTCTCCTTCGCCCGCCGTAACTCAGGCAGCGCGCGGATTACTAGGGCTTGAAGCGAGGTGATTTCGCGCTTCGTGTCTTTTTTACGGGGTGGTTTCATTGGGGTGATTTGGAGATGTTGTGCAGAGAAATTACCCGCTGGCATTCAAGCTGCATCTTCCGACCTTCGGGCAGCGTGGAAAACCACGCCTCACAGCGATAAAGCATATCCAGCAAGTCCTCGATAGTGTCGCACCGCCCGGTAGCGGTGATGGAGCATGGTTCCACGTCGTGGCAGAACGAGGAGCACACCCGACCCTTTACAGGGTCGCTGCCATGGCTTTCAGTTTTTCGGGGTTGGCTTGTGCCAGGACTAGGAGTTGGATGCATTGTTGGGTGGATTCGTGGTTCTTGTAAAGTTCCACAGCTTCGGTCACTGAGACTCCAAGGCTGTTTGCGTAGAAATCGATTGCGTTTTTGACGGCGGCTTGTGCGGTGTTGGTCATGCGCAATACCTACCCGACGCCCCGCAACCCGTCAACAATAAATTGAATTATTTTTCATCGGCCAAATCCATGGGGCTCCGGCTCGGGCGCGGGCCTGCCACTTTCGAACCTCGCAAGCTCTTTGATAAAGGTCAACGGAATCCTCCCCGTCGGCCCGTTGCGGTTCTTGGCTAGGTCAAGACAAGCCTCCCCGGTATCTTCCTCGCCTTGGTAGTCTGCCCTCCAGAGCAACGCAATCTGATCCGCGTCCTGCTCAATAGACCCAGATTCCCGAAGGTCGGACATGACGGGCAGCGCGGTTTTACCGTCGCCCTTCCCGCGCTTTTCGACGCTCCGGTTAAGCTGTGCGAGGACAACCACCGGAATCCCCAAATCCTTTGCTAGTGCCTTTAGACCCGCTGAAATCTCCGCGATTTCCCGTTCCCGTGAGTTAACCGACTGCTTTGATTCGCCCTTGCATAGTTGCAGGTAGTCGATCCCGATGAGCCTGATCCCATGCTCTCGGACCATCCTGCGTGCCTTGGCGCGGATGTAGCCGATGGTGGGGCCGCTCTTGTCGTCGATGAAAAGCGGCGCGGCGGCGATTTCCGTAGAGGCGCGGTGGATCCGTTGCAAGTCGCCTTTGTTTGGCGCATAGCCCCGTAGAAGCTGGGAGCGTGAGAATCGGGCACGACTGTAAATCATGCGGTCCACAATCGAATCAGTGGACATTTCCGCTGAAAAGACAAGGCACGGAATCCCACCATCTACGCAGGCGTGCTCAACGATGTTCATGAGGCATGCCGTCTTCCCCATCGAGGGTCTCGCCCCAATGACGATCATTTCAGACTCTTTTAACCCTCCCATGCGGTCCCACTCCTCGAAGCCCGTGGATAGCCCCTTGGCGCTTGGCTTGTGGTTCAATTCGTCTTCCAGCCGTTCGATGGCCACAGCAACCGCCTGCTTGACGGTTCGCCCCACCGTATTGACATCATCCCGGATGGCCATTACCTCGCTCTCTAGCCGTTCCAGCGTCGTCTGGATGTTGTCCGGCGAGTCATACACGGCGGCGATTGCTCCGTTGCTTACGGACAGGATAGCGCGGGCCTTTTGCTTCTCGCGCAGAATCTCCACTTGTCTCTTAAAATGGGCGTTGCTTGGCGAGTAGGTGTGAAGGTCAGCAAGCGCGGCAGGCCCGCCGATGCGGTCAAGCAGGCCCTTGTCAAGCAGTCGCTGGGTAAGCGAAACAAGCTCAATCTCCTGGCCCGCCTCGGACAACTCCAGCAGGAACCCAAACAGCCTCGCATGCGCTGGCAGGTAGAAGTGGTCGGAGGTAACGCCCATTTCCACGGCAAGCGGGATGAACTCCACCGGATCGTTTAGGAGCGTGGAGAGCGTGGATTTTTCGCACGGGAGGCTGAATGGCAGCGGGCGCGTTACGTCCCATTCGTCGGTTTTGAAGCTCATAGTTTCTTCAACCTCCCGTATTCAGCAATCAGAGCGGCGTCAATCAATCCCTCGTGAGGCTTTGAGCAACGGTCTGTTTTCAGCCATCCTTCACGCGGCCAGATTTGCCTGACCTTCGCAAGCGCGGCGGGCTTCGTGTCACCCTTCGCGCATCCGGGCAGCATGAATTTTTGCCACGCTTGCGGAGTGATCCGGTGATGGCGAAAACCCCGGCATTCAAGAACGCCACGAATCGCGCCGTAGCTATCCCACATCGAACACAACGCTTGCACTCCGGGCGAGTGCTTTCCGGGCGTTTCAAGAATGACGGTGGTGGTTTCGCGGTCAAACATATCGAGGAAGCTGAACACAAGCTCAGCGTCCACTTCGTTGCCTTTTGCTTTTCCCCTAGTCGGCATGACTTGCATGTCGATTGGTGGTCCCGGATGGTCGGACAGCGCCACAAGCCCTCCGGTTAAACCGTTGTCGATACCGATGTAGATCATGATTCATCCCCCACTTTCTCGGTTGAGTAATCAACAAACACATTGCGCGAGTATCTGAAAGTCTTCCCGCAATTGCTGCATTCATCCTCCCCATCATCACGCCGTTCCCATGAATCTCCATGGACTTCTCCGCACCATGGGCAGGTGATTTCGTTAGTGTGGGTATGGTCAATATCGTTCACCCCTCCACCTTTCCAGCTTTGGCTAGGGCTTTGGACCGCAAGGCGGCGCAGCAAGTCAACTTGTGGCGATACGTCTCCTCAAAAAACGGATCGGTTTGATCGGCGTTTGCAATCCACTCCTCAGCGTCTTCTTGTGCCTGCAAAGCCTCCACAAGCTCATCGTGGCAATTCACGGCGCGGATGATCGTATCCACCCGCTCTTGCGTTGGGTCGGTTTTCTCGCGGCGATGTTTTTCCATATCAGTGCCCGAAGGAAGCGATGCGACGGCAATCATGTTTCCTTCCGCATCGCGTATCCATCCCCAATCAGCAAATTCTTGATCATCTTTCTTTAGTGGTATTTTCATTGGTTCAATTTGGTTTTCAGTTTTCTCATTTCCAGCACGGTTTCTTGAATCCCGCGCTCAAGTCTTTCCGTTGTGTCGTCACGTTTGACGGTTACAAGGAACGGCTTATCTCCGGGGCAGTAGCTAAGAAAATCCCACGATTCCGCTCCCGTCGCAGCAAGGCAAGCGTGAACTTGGATGAAGTGCTGGGGCGGTAATAACCCATCATCAAGCCATTCCAAGTGTGTTTCTGGAATCGGGCATTTGATTTCAAGCCCCTTGACGATCTTCTCGCCCTTGAAAATCACCCCATCCGGCGAGCATCCCCAACCGTCGCGTTCCACGAATCCAACGGTTGTCATGCGCGGGTCGATGTTGTCAATATACCACTGCCGGGCGAGCGGCTCTAGCTGGTTGCCGTATTTGACGGGGATGTTATATTCGAAAGCCCGCTCCTCCTTGGCGTGCATTTCCTGTTGCCTTTCCAGCCAGTAGCCATTCTCTAACGAGATTTGATCGGCTGGCAGCGACGACAAGAAAAGGAACTTGTGATCGGTGATCTTTGAATAGATGGCAGACCGCGCCCCTTGGCAAAGGGTCTTGTAATTCTCATGGTTTGGGAGCAATTCAAGCAGCGCATCACGGCTGGCATTGCCCTTGTGTGGGATTTCAAGCCGCGTCAATTCCTCCTTGATCTTCGCAACGGTTAGCTGGATGCGGAACGGTTCAAGCACCCACTCGCCAAGCTCGGAGGCGGTAAAGTTTCGTTTGCGGAGGTCATGCCAGCGGTATGATCCCTGTTGCAAGTTATGGTGAATGATTGGGTTCATGGCTTTGCGGCGTGATTCCATACTCTCAGGGACTCTTGAACTTTGGCGGTGATCGTTTCAAAAGTGCAATCGTTGAAAGCGTAGAGCTGAATTTTGATCCAATGGCCGCTTGTAACTTCGCCGTTGCATTCGATCTCGACACTTGGCTTTCCATCGTGGCGGATTTTGTATAGATAGACCTCCACCTGCTTTCGTTTGCCTTCATTGCAAACGCACTCAGGATACCCTTCGAACGACTTGTAAAAAGCGAGGCATTTAGAGCGGAGTTGAGATTGGAAAGAACGCCAGCCGTCTTGTGTTAGTTGTTCGATAAGTTCTTTCATTTCATTTTGTCCTTACACCGCTCGCAAGTCACCTCGGCGGGGTTGGTTGTTGTTGTCTGGCGGGAAAAGCGACCGCACGCAAGGCGATAGCTCGGGTATTGGTTACGGGGTAGCCGCACCGTCAAGAGGAGGTGTGTTTTCATTGGCAAAAGCGAGGGGTCGGACCTCGCTGGGGTTTGGGGTTAGGACTGCGCGATGGCAAGGCGGTTTTCGTGGATCGTCCGCAACTTCTCAATCGAAACGTCGCGGATGGTTTCCGTTGCATCCATGAACCCGGCTTTCTTGGCTTTGCCGCCGAATGTTGCAAGGGTGATTTCACAATCTGAGTTTGTTTCCGCAATGCCTTCCATCAGGCGGGCGCGCTCCGTTTGCTCAGACACCTCCACTGGCGACTCATGCGGTTCTTCTAGGCCGTCCACAGGCTCAAGCGGGGGCAGTTCCTCGTATCCGCTAATCGTCGGCGCTTCCTCGTTCACCACGCGACCGGATGCTGTGCGGAGCGCGTCGGGGTCCGGCGTGTAATCATCATCGCCCTTTTCCAGCGCATCGCGGATTTCCGGCGAAAGCTGCAACCATTTGGAGCAACGCTTGAACACGGTTTTCTTGGCCATCTCGTCAAAATCCGTAAGCCACGGATGGCTTTTCTTGTATTGAATCGCTGACTTGTAACCTTGCGAGCGTTCGCGGATAGCTTCGATGTCCTCCATGTTCATCACCTCCGCTTTCTCAGAGCCGTCCTTGAACCGGACAAGAGCATAATAGGCGTAAGCGTTCCCGCGTGGCTTTTTGAAGTCGATCTTGTGCTGTTTGATTTCTCCCCGGTCATATTCGAAAGCGTCATTCTCGCACACCTTGTCGGCATGGATGATCGAAACGATGCCCGAACGCATGACCAACTCCACCGTGCCTTTGTAATCGACAACTAGCGTGCATTCCTTGCCGTAGGGGATGAGATGGGCGCGGCGTCCGTCCGGTTCCAACCCCATCGCTGAGAGGTCAAGCAGGCAGCGCATGAAGCTCTCCGGCGTGCATTCCTGCAATTTCGGGTTGCGAGTCAGGGCGGTAATACAGACGCGGGTAAAGCGGTCGGCGGTGAGGTGTTTTGGCAAAGCGCGGGCGAATTGCTCGCGCATCGTGTCGGAGTTGATGAGGGATTTGAGTCCCTTTGGCTCTTTTGTTTCTTGGATGGTGTTGTTGCTCATTGGTTGTTTTGGTTTGTGTTTTGTTGGAGATTAACGAATCCAGCGCGATTCTTCATCGGCTTGGATGCGGTAGAGTGTTCGGAAGCGGAAAAAAGATGAGAGGTTTTCAAACGTGTAAATCAAGCTGCAAAATCCGGAAATTGACGCCGCCAATAAAATAAGCCATTCATGCGCGATATAACCTAGCCAAGCGCATAACGCCAGACCGATAGTCGCAATCGCGCAGTTGGTTGAGTAAAACGCATGCTTCATCGCAAGCGCACGAAGTCGGGTCGAGTTCATTCGATTACCTCCCGGAATTTTTTGATAGTGTGCGGGGCGTTTTGCGGGAATGCGGTATCCCATCCATTAAGAGTCGAGGAAGTGATCGCTTCCGGCCTCCCGTGGCAATTCATCACAACCATAACCTCCAGCGGCTCGCGGACCTCGATGAGGTCAAAATGGGAATCAAGCCAATCTGCATCTTCTAAACCCTCATCCGTCCATGACATCGCTCTTTCGTCGACCCAGCCCATCCATGTATAGGGGCCTGGCCACCCATCCGGCGCTCGGTGAAGGTGTTCGACGGGATACCCGCCGCTGGTGTATTTCTTATTCGGATCAATCTTCGGTTTCATCGGTTTCTGTTTCTGTTGGTTCTGGTTCTTCATAGCATAGCGGGCAAGTCGTGTCTGGCGTTGGCCAGTGGACGGACCCGCAAACTGTGCAGGGAAAATTCATCGGAACTTGACTTGGATTTCGGGGAAAGCCGCCAACAATCGCTCACGGTCGCGTTGTGAGCCGTGCTCAAGGCATCCGGCTAGGTGTTGCTCAAAGAAGTCGCCCTTGGCCCGCATGGATGAAATAAGGCGCTTAATCGGGCATTGCTCTTGCGGGGCGTCTTCGATCATGCGGGATAGGATGGTGGTGGCGTTCATGCGTCCTCCTTCCGTTCGCGGGCGGCTAGCATGGCGTCGGCATAACCATAGCATTGTTGTGCGGTTTTAGTTGCCTCAAATCCAGACGGATCGCGTGTTGGGTAAACATTTCTCCCAGCTAGATACCCTTGCAAAGCCTGACCAGCAAACCAATCACGCATGGACATTCCTCCGCAGCCAACGTCTGAGGCCGTCATGTGCATTCCGTATTGGCCTCGACCCGGATCAAAATAGTGATTCTCAGGAAAAGCAGGCCCGCCGTCGTTTGGTGCAGTCACAATTCCACCCCCTCTCCGGATGTCAGGGATGCGATCGCTTTCCCGTGGAGGGCGGCGGCTTCGCGGGTTAGGTGGATGAGGCCGCGTTTCATTCGCATATTGTCCTCGCGGTCATCCCACCACATGGATTCATGGTAAAACAAATGCGTTTTGGGATCAGCCAAATAATACTCCTGATCATCCTTCATCTCCCCCCGATACGGCTCAGAAACGTCGAAAGCGCCGATGCGCATGGTGCGAGGGGCGGTGCGGTAGCGGCTTGGGGATTTGATGAACTCAAGCCGCTCAACGTTTAGCGACCATTCGCCTTGCTCGGTTTGAAAATCCACCTTCTGCCCGTTCGCAAACGCGGTGATGATCGGAAGCAATGCTGCCCAGTGTTCGCGGTTCATTGCTCGCCCTCCTTGATGGCTTGGCTTGGCATGACGGGCATGCGCGCAATGTTCGCATCCAACGCGTCAAGGATAGCCCTAGCGCGGGCGATGCAGTCCGCGATCTTGTCGGCGGCGGTGTCGATTGTGATTCTGATTTTCATTGGTTGTTATGCCCAAGGAATAGATCCCCCTGGGCAAGTTCGTTGGTGATTCGTTTCAGTGCGGTGGCGTAGTGGCCGGGATCGCGTTCCACTCCAACGAAGCGCCGCCCCGTGCGGATGCAGGCGATTCCGGTGGTGCCGCTTCCCATGTAGGGATCGAAGACCGTCGCGCCGCTTGGCACCTTCATTGCGTCCATCGTCCACGCCATCGCCAGCACCGGCTTTTGCGTCGGATGGTCGTTGCCGTCCCGACGTGGCATCGTCTTCATGCGGGCGGCGAAGTTTCGAGATGTCCAGCAGAGTTCCGCATCGGCGAGGCTGAATCCCGTTTCGGCTTCTGGCTTGCGCCAGATCAGCCACCCGCCACTTGCCGGGAAGCAGTCCGCGAAGTAGTTCCCGCCCCACACGGCCACCAGATCGGCGAGTGTTGGCAGTTTCCGCAGCGTCTCAGGTGCAGGGCGTTGCTTGTCCCATTCACTTTCCGGCCACGCTCCATTGTCGCGGATGCTGCTATGCGCCTTCGCTTTGTCGGCTTCGATGCCGTAGGGCGGGTCAGTCACCACGGCATCACATTTGATGCTTGGCAGCGTTTCCCAGTCTCCCAGATACAAGGTCACCCGGCCACACGAAGAGGCATAACAATGACCTGCATGGAACGCCGAGGACGTTCCTTCTTGATTTCGGGCTGTATTGGCGGCGTCCATGAGGTCAAGCGTTCAGTTGCGCAAGTTTCTCCTCAAGTTCTTTCCGGTATTGCAATCCTTGGGATTTTACGCCTTTTCCCATGAAAACCGAACGGCATTCGATGACTTGGATTATGCCTTTTGAGCGTTCTGAAATCATCGCTGGTTCTTGCAGTCCTAGTGACTCGAGGATTTGGCAATCCACTTTGACGAGGGCCATTTTGAGGTATCCGGTCCCGTATTGGCGAGCCTTGCCCCCGAGCGCGGGGCGGCGGGTCATTATCAGGTGTTTGGTTGTTGCTGTGGCGGTCATTGGTTTTGGTGGTGTTGCGGGGGATTGAACCCCGCGTGGGTTGTGGTTGCTTAGTAGTGGGTAACGGAAAACAAAACCGTCTCCTCGCCTTTGCGGAACCATCCGCCGTTGGGGGTGATGCAGTAGTCAGTAGCGCCAAGGTCAACAAGGTGTTGCTGGATGGTCTTGCCTGTGACGATTGTGCCGCGCTTTGCTTGACCGAAACGGATGCCGAATTTGATGGTGTTCATTGGTTTGAGTCGCTGGGTTCGTGGCGACGGGCAAGAGATACCCGACGCCCGCGATCCCGTCAACAATTTTTCTGTTTATTTTTCCGGGCGAGGAAAAGCTCCCACAAGAACTTCCCCCGGCTCATCCGTCCTCGGGCGCGGTCGAAGGCCGTCCATTGCTTCGGATGAAGGGAAAAGCTGGCGGTGACGGCTTTCTCTCCCGCCGCTTTCGGCTTAGGTCCGGGCTTTTGCTTTAGGTGTGCTGGTTTGCGTGGGGTCATGTTATTCGGGGGTTGAGTCTTTCCAGAGGTTGAGGGTGCGGAGGAATGCTTCTCCGCGTTGGGCGGCAGTTGCGTGCCAACACCAACCAACGTGATTCATTACCGTGGAAAGTTGGTCTTCGTATTCGATGAATAGTTGCGGGTCACCCAATGTTTTTTCCGCTTCATGCATAGCGTTGAGGTCTTTGAGGTAGTCGGGGCAAAATGCTGTGCTGCGTAAATCCGAAGTCAGCATAATCAGATGTCCGCAAGCAGACTCCTTTTCGCCAGCTATCGGCTCCAGCCCTAAGTGGGCTCTGGCAATCGCCACCCGTTGCGCTTCTGGCGTCATGGCTTCGCCTCCTCATTTTTTACGAAAACTCCGTTCTCCATCTTCCCGGTCCTGCGGGAAATTACCTCGTAGGCGGCGGCGAGGCATTCTTCTGTGGTAACGCCTGCCATGTCGCAGATGATGCGGAGGTGGGAGAGGATGCGGGCGATATGCTCTTGCGCATCGCCAAGGTATCCTTCGGAAACCCACCAAATCAAAGTGACGACCGATTTCTGTGCCTCCTTGTGCTGGGCCAAGATGCTTTCCTCGCGGTTCACTTCCGGCTTGGTATCGCACTCTTGAAGCGTCGTGCCTATCATGTCGCAAAGCAGGATCAGCGTAACGATGGTATCCCCAATGCCATCCATTAACTCAGCCTCAACGTCGAAGCGTCCGCTGTGGTTTGAGGGAAGGAAGTCAAGCAGCACCGCCGCATCCCTGATTTCGGTAAATTCCTCCTGATGCTTTTGGAGTTGCCCGAGGATCGTCCCCTTGCCCTCCGGTCCGATTATCTGTTTGGCTTTGCCCCATTCAAGGACGGCTTCGATTTGGTTGGTTGTCATATCAATTATGGTTGTTCGATTTTTGATTGTTGGATGAGAAGCGGAAATTCGGTCTGCATCGTTTCACGCTCGATGCGTTTGCAGGCGGCGGCGTAATAGTCAGGATCAATCTCCGTTGCGGTCAGGTGGTATCCGGCGTAGTGGCAGGCTATGGCAATGCTGCCCGAGCCTAAATGCGAATCAAAAATGCGGTCTCCGGGTTTGGCGTAGTTGGCCAGCAGCCAGTCGTAGAGTTTCACGGGCTTTTGCGTCGGGTGGATTCGGCCATCTTGGAGCGGGTGGCACTGGAACTTTTTCGCGGTGCTATCGAAGGATGTCCACGCCAGTTCCGCCGCCGCGAAGCTCACTTCGTTCGAGAACATCTTATCCCATACGATCCAACAGGCGGAGTTGATGGGCAGGCGTTCGATAAAGTGATTCGCGCCCCACACGATTTGATGCTTCGACACGCGGCGGAGTTCCGCGAAGTATTCCACGGGCGGGGCCTCGTGATCCCAATCGCCCATCTTGTAGGTTGCGCGGGCATCGCCTTTCCTGCGCCCCATCCCTTGCTTGTTATCTCCCACGTGGATTCCATACGGCGGGTCAACAATCGCCAAATCGTAAAACCCATCCGGCGTCTCCCGCATGAGATCCATGCAGTCGCCAAGTCGGAGGTCTAGGAGGTCGGTTTTCATTGGTCTAAAAAGTTTCCCTCCCGCTGCTTTCCCGCGCAATCCCGGCTAAAGGTCTGACGGTTCGGCCGGCAACGTGCCACGGGAGGGGGTTCAGCCGTCACTCGACGGGAGAGGGGTTAAAGGCGCGAAGAAGCTCTTGCACCTCCGCGAAGTGATGCGCCATGCAAAGCTCATCTTGCGGGAGGGTGCGGAGGAGCAGGGTCAAGCCAAGGGCCATGTAGAAGTTATGCGGGCTGTCTTCCTCGTCAAAGGCAAGCATGGCGAGGATGCGGAGGAGGTCGGAGTTGGTGAGGTTCATGGCTTGCCGATGATTTTGGTGACATGAACGTATTTGGTAGCGCCGCTGATTTCGCAGGTCGCCACGTTGTCGAAGATCGAGATGATCCGTGTGATTTTTTCGCCGTAGATTGTTTTCATTGGTTGGTGTGTCGCAGGTCAGGCGACGCCGGAGAATTACCGGATGATTCCCGACCCGTCAACAAATTATTTTCGCGTTGGCAAAAAATCTTTTCTTGCCCTTGCTGCCGGGGGTGGTATTGGAGGGGCGAACCAATGACCAAACTAACACACTACCGCAAAAACGGCCACGACTTCCAGCTTGTTCGACGCTATGCCAGAATCGCCATCTTCCACGGACAGCGCATCGGTGGCAATTCCGAAACGTGGGAAGTCATCCACATCCAATCCCACAACGGGAGGGAGATCGCCGGGAACTTTTGCCCGCCCGCTGAGTTCCCGCCGTCTAACGAACAATGGGGCGCGAAGGGATGGACGTTGACGAGCCTAGACGATGCGGAGGATCGGATGAACTCGGAGCTTGTGAAACTCAACCAACCGAACTAATGAGCGACGACTATACATGGGCTTATTGCAACGATCAGACGGTGCGATACATGGTGGACACCGGGGAGGACGCGCAAGCCATCATCGGCCAACTCGCCAAGGAGAAGAAAGTCTTAATCGACAAGATTCTGATGCTCCACTCCATAGCCCCGCGCAAGGTCAAACTGCCCGGTGGCGGCGTTGCAATCTGGCGTTGCCCTGATGAGCTCGTGCCGGATGCTGAGTAAACTTCCCGATTGACACCCCCGCCCGAGATTATGAGAACCAAAACAGTCAAACGTCATTATTGCGACCATTGCAACAAAGGCATGTTTTTCCGCCCATCGATGGAAACGCATGAAAAGCATTGCACGATGAATCCTGATAGGGTTTGCCGAATGTGCCAATTCGTCGGCTTGGATCAAGTTCCCATGCCCGAGCTTGTTGCCGCCGCGAAACTAGCCGACCCGATGACGGGCGAGGACATAGGCAAATTACGCGAGCTTTCGAACGGATGCCCCGCTTGCATGCTTGCCGCTCTTCGTATGGCCGGGACCAGTATTGACGATTTCAATTTCAAGGAGGAATCAACGCGGCTATTTGAGGCAATGAAGGATTTTCGAAATGGGAATTGACACCCCCGCCCGATTTGCTAGTTTGCGGCGTCGCCTTTGGTGGCCGTCCGATGAGAGCCGGAATGAAAGCAATCCCCACAATGCGCCCCGTCGCTTCAGCATGCCGCCCCCTTGGGGTGGGTTCTCCATGCCGAGGCCTCGGGGCGATCCTTTTACGGTAAATGAGAACTTACTCCCAAAAACTACTCGATCCCCGCTGGCAACGCAAACGGCTTGAAATCATGGAGCGTGATGGCTGGAAATGCCGTCATTGCTTGAATGACAAGAAAACTCTTCACGTTCACCATCGTGAATACATAAAGAACAGGGAACCATGGGATTATCCAGATGAGAATTTCAAAACGCTGTGTGAGTCCTGCCACGAATTTGAGCATGGAGAAAAACGTGATGATGAAGTAATGAAAATTCTTTCAGACGCAATAAGATCGGACGCTTCCACACAAAAATTTGTGGTCCAGCTTGCATGGTTAGCGGTGATGTATAAGCTTTTGATGTATCATCATAATAATTGGGAAACCCCCAAGGGCGAGGAATGTTTTAAGAAATACCTAAGTTTGATGGAGAAATCAAAGCGTGCCAGAGAAATAGTTCGGTTGTTTTTGGATAATACTGAAGCAATCGCCAAACTTGAAATTGATCCATCGGACGATCAGGAAGTCGAAATATGATTGACTGTAACGCCTTGTAACGCTACTGTAACGCCATGTTCGTAAAGCTATTCACTCAGATACTCGACTCATCCATCGCCGATGATCGCCGCTTGCGCCATTTCTTCACCGATCTACTGCTTTGCGCGGACCCTAAAGGCTACGTAATGATGACGGAATCAGCCATCGCCCGCCGCATCGGAACCACGCTTGAGGAGGTTGAATGGGGTATTGCGGAACTGGAAAAGCCCGACCCTCGCAGTAAAACACCTGACATGGAAGGCAGGCGGATTGAGCGTCTGGAGGGCACTGGATATGGATGGCGAATCATCAATTTTGAGGCTTACAAGTTTCTGAAAAGTGCCGACGAAATGCGCGAAAAAACCAAGGAGCGAGTTCGTAAGCATCGGGAAAACAAAGCCTTACAAAGCAGTAACGCCGATGTAACACCTTGTAACGCTGGTAACACCACGAAGAGGAAGAGGCAGACGCAAAGGAAGAAGCAGAATGAAGAGGAAGAGAATACCCCTAGCGGGGAGGAGGATGAAATCTTCGAAAGCTGGAACGTGATGGCTTCACAAACCGGACTCCCAAAAATCGCCAAATCCTCAACCGAACGCCGCGCCAAAGCCAAGACCCGACTCCGCGATCAATTCTTCCGCGACAACTGGAGGGAAGGAATCGAAGCCATCAAGGAACGCGGATTCCTACGCGGCCAGAATGACCGGGGATGGGAGGCGACAATCGACTGGTTCTTGAAGCCCGAAAGCCTCATCCGTATCGTCGAGGGGCAATACAAGGACAAGGTGCCGACACAGCAGGAACTAGCCCCCCGCTGCTTCCCCGGCGAGATGATCCCCGAAAAGAAACCACTCCCGCCCGTTTTCTGAAACCGCAAATAACCACCCACCCCAACCAAACCATAACCACCCCATGAAACCAACCAAGCAGCACCTCATCACCGAACACGAAAGCAAACCATGATTACAGTAAACATCAACGTAACCAAGATTCCCCGCGAAAACCCTTGACTAGCCAAGCCGCTTTGGTAAGATCCGCCATGAAAGATGAAATTAAACGATACCTGTCAGAAATCGGGAAACGAGGAGGTTGCTCAAAATCCCAAAAGAAAACAGAGGCGGCGAGGAGAAATGCCAAAAGACCTCGCCGAAAGAAAGCGCATGCTTGCCAGATTGAGGTATTACAAAAACAGGGAAAAGAACCTAAAAGCGGTCAAGGATTACAGGGATAGAAACAAGGAAAAAGTAGCACTCGCAAAAAAACTTGACGCGGAAAGAAACAAGGATCGCGTCAAAAACACAAGAATCAGGCATTACCTAAAAAACAAGGAATCAATCGACAAGAGGGTAAAAAACTGGAAGAAAAACAATAGAGCTAGGCTCAACGAAAGGAATAGGCAGCGATATAAAACCGATGTAGCATACAGAATAACTGTAAATTATAGAAATAGGTTTTATGATGTCGTCAAAAACAAGAGAACTAGCAAATCAATAAAATTCCTAGGTTGCTCCATAGATCATTTCAAGGAATACCTAGAATCACTCTTTACAAAAAAAATGACATGGGAAAACCACGGAACTTATTGGCACATTGACCACATCATGCCATGCGCTTCATTTGATTTGACTGATGAGGCACACCAAAAACGATGCTTTCACTACACCAACATGCAGCCATTAGAGGCTAAGAAAAATTTAACCAAAAACAAAACACAACCCCAAAGCCATCAATTTTTACTTTTATGAAAACAGCACGAATCGACTACTCGAAAATTGACCAAACCGCCCTATTCCACGGGAAGCAGGGAACATACCTAAACATCGTTCTCCACGACAAGCCGACTGAATACGGCGATGGATTCATCACGCAGGATTTAGGCCAGGAGCGACGCAAGGCAGGCGAGCGCGGTCCTATCCTTGGAAACTGGAAAAACCTCGCCACGCCAGCCCCAGCGCCAAAGACGGCCCAGCCTAAGCAGGGGGAGGATTTCGATACCCAGGATGACGTGCCTTTCTGAAAAATCACCCGCCCCAAAAATAATTGTTGCCAAGTTGCCGGATGTTTGTAAGATGGGCGCACACCAACCGACAAACCAATGACAACCACCACCACCAACTACGAAAACGCAATCCGCTACATGGTATCTCTCAACCAAGGAGCTACCCCTGCGCAATGCCGCCAATACCTCGACCTGCAAATCAAAGTACTGGGAGAGGAAGCAGGCATCGCAAAAATCTACCGCCAAGGCCGTTATGGAAAACTCGTCGGGCCTGTCAGTGATGCGCTCGGAACCAAGCAAAGCCAATCCCGATGGGATGACGCCAATGAAGGATTCGTTATTACCCGGAACGGAATTGACGTCGTTCAGTGGCTCAATGAAAAGATCGCCAGCGGCATGACCGACGAGCAAATCCTCGAATCAGCTAAAAACGCATAAACGAACACGCCGCCGGGTTCTACCCCCGGCACACAAAAACCAATGAACCTACTCCCACCAAACCCGACGCCGTTTGACTACTTCCACGCGATCCGCGCCTTAGCCTCCCGCGAAGGCAACAAGGCGATTTTCGACCTAGCGGACGCGGCGATGAATCTGCCCGAGCCGAAGGGACAGACGCCGGAAACGGATGCGGCGTGGAAATGGGCGAACAAGTGCGACGAATGGGATGAGGTTGTGTCAGCCAAATTCGCCCGTAACCTCGAACGCCAGCGAGACGAAGCCCGCGCAACCCTCAACCCAAAGCCATGACAACGCCCTACCACCCGCCAACCCCATGGCCAGCGGTAAACCTGCCGACGCATTACGACGGCATGCCCTTTCCCACTGGCCCCGCCGCATGGCTGGAAAAGGGCTCAAAGGCGCTCCGCATCGTCGAGGCTGGCGGGATCGTCCTGCTGAATGGCGCTTACGGAACCGGGAAAACATGGATGGCGACGCTTATCGCCCGACAGGTCACACCATCGCTCAAACAGCCGTATTTCCCAGCGCATCCGCCATTGCCAGACCATCGCCGGCCGATCGTCTACTGGCATGCGAAAGAGCTTATGGACCGAATCAAGGCCAACTACGGCACCGGGGGCAACGTCGCTTTGATTGACGACATGGCAGAGGCGTCGGTGCTAATCCTAGACGAGCTTTCCAAGGCGGTAAAATCGCCGCATGACGGGGAGGCGCTGGCGACGATCATTGACCGCCGTTACCGGGATAATCGGCCCGTCATCCTTTGCGCCAATTTTGACATTGATCGGCTGGATCACTTTCTGGACGGTTCGACAATCGACCGGATCCGCGAAGTCGGGGGGATTATGTCCTTTGACTGGCCGGGTTTTCGGGGGAGGAACGCCGATGTGATGGCACGCGGCGACAACGCCACTCCGACAACTCCCAAACCTTAATAACTACCATGGAAAATCTGACAGATGACGGGGCCGCGTTGCCCATCCACGACTTGTTCTCGGTTGCCGGTGACACCCCCGAGACGGATCAACTCTTGGAATGTGACCAGCACAAAGTTGACGAGGACAGCGCGGAATACTCCGCATACCGCAGGATGGTTGAACACGCGCAAGCCCTGGAGCGGCGCTTGAATGTCGCCCCGTCCGAAAAGGAAGGATGCGCCAGGCTGATGGAAGAAGCTGAATATGAAATCTTCGATGTGGTGGACGATGGGCAGCCCGTGGTGATCGAACTGCATCCCGGCCACAATGGGAGAAGTTCGTATCTGTTCTGGCGTCCGCTGAAAGACCACGACGAAGCGCAACTGTGGGAGTTCGTCCACGACTCGCCCGGCCCGGAAATCCGCAACGTGTCGTTCCTTGGCGAACCTGCCAAGGCGCTCCGCAAATTCCTTTCCGAGAACCCCTAGCCCATCCGCCAAAGGTCGGATGCGGCGACCGTTCTTTTTGCTTGACCTAACAGTGACTAAGAGCGGTAAAATGAAGAGGTAGAAACCAGCAAGACGCAGAAAGGCCACCCAAATGCAGCCAGAACCAAACGATGACGACGATTGGGCAGACCTCACGCTTGCGGAGTTTTCCGAACGATGCCCGATTGCTGCGAGGGAGCTGATGAGGGCGGTGATTCCGGCGATTTCAACGGTTCTTGAGAAACAGCCAGACACTCCAGACAAATGGGGCGCGGCCTTCGCCGTTGGTGCTTCATTCTGTTTTGGGCGGTCAATGAGCGAGAAAGCCGCACAGCTTGGATGCTCAAGGGCACTTCTCAGCCACAAGGCGACGGAGATTTGCAAGGCGCTAGGATGGCCGCCATCGGCTTATATGAAGTCGGAGGAAGCTGCCGAAGTCGCAAGGGAGGCGAGGAATCGGGTGGTGAATAAGGACTTGGAATCACTCATCGAAACGTCTAGGAAGAAAGGAATCATCAAATGAACGCAGACACGGAAATCATGCCAGCCTTGGCCGAGGAAATCGCCAAGCACCACCGAGCGGCTCAATCGCTAGCCGAGGACGCCAAGGAAAGCGCACAGCAAGCACTAGAACACGCTGTAAGGGCTGGCGACTACCTCAACCAAGCGGGCAGCGTCCACAAGGGAAGGTTGCTGGCATGGCTCAGGGACAACGTGCCGGACATCACGCCGGATCGCGCCAAGGCTTACCTTTCGATCTTTCACACTGATTGCAAACGCAATTCGATTGCAATAGATCATCGCCAGTTGATTTTGCTTGGAATCGTTGACAAGGCTGAGATGGAGGCAGCGCCTAAGCAGTCGGGAGGGAAGGACAGCAAGTGGGTGTCATGGGTTGGGAATCTCAGGGGATACTTCACCGACACGCTAAAGGCCCGCCCTGTCAGCCAGTGGACAACGGAAGAAAGGGAGGCGGTGGCGGATCAGCTCAAGCCATTGGTGGAGCTTTATCAGAAACTGCAATGATTTGGGCAAAGGAAAATTTGCAAAAATCGGCAAAAATCATCGCAAAATCCACATCATTGTCATAATTCATTAAATATCAATACCCCCGGTAACTAATATCTTACTTTGCCCGGCTCCATCGGGGTTCCGCCTCACCCCGAAATTTCCCTATGCCAAGTTTTTCCAGCCCATTAACGCAAACCGCTTGCAATAAGCCATGAGCGCCAAGAAACACCCCCCGGAACCACTAGCCAAACGCAAGCAAGGCGGGCAGGTTCGCGGCGAAATTTCCCGCAAGGAACTATCCGAAATCGTGGGGGTTAGCGTCCCGACGTTGTGGCGATGGGAGAAGGAAGAGGGCATTAACCTCGACGACATGGAAGCGGTCAAAGTGCGGGCGGCGAAAGTCCACGACCGGAACGAATCAGCGGAAGACGAGAAAGAAGCCAAGCTCCGCAAGCTCAAAGCGGAAGCGGACCTGATGGAGCACAAACTCAAAGTCCAGCGTGGCGAGTTTGTCTCATCCGCTGAAATGAACGCCGAGGGTGTGAGGATCGGAATGGCAGTCGGAACGATCTTCGCCAAGATTCCCGAGGAGCTTCCGCCGTTGCTGGCAGGACAAGACGCGGCAACGATCAAGAAACTCCTGACCAAGTGGCAGCGTGAGAAACGCACCGAGCTTTCGCAGTATCAATCCCCGATCAAATTTGACCAGTAACCAACCAGACCAATGGCGCAACAAGAATACACACTCACGATGGGGTTGGCTGAAAAGTCGATACACGATCACCCAACCATCAAGAAAATCCGAAACAAGCGGCATCGAAAACGGATTATCAAGAAGCTGAAAAAGATGGGCGTTCGGACATTTCTGGTTCCAGAAATCGCGCGTGCATTGAGCCAAAAAGGAAAATCGCCTTTTGGATACACTCACCCAGAACGCGACAAACGGGAAATGTGCCGCTACTGCTACAATGAGGACACCCGGAGGATGGTCGGGCTAGAGCTTGCGCTTTACGAGGACTATTACGCTGGAAAGCCATTCAAAGCGTTTGAATGCGAATGCTGCCGCGCCAAGTTTCATTTTTCAACCCAATAACCAACCGCCCCAATACCATGGCAATACACGGAACACCAATACCATTCGGAGTCACAGAACCCAAGCCTCTAAAAGGGTTTCCAGATGGCAAGGCAAGGATCAGAATCAGGCACGATGAATTTGTGAGAATCCGAATCTGCAACAAAAAAGGCATCAGAGAATTTCACCCAAAAGACGAAGGTGGTTTTTGGGTTCCGCTTTGCGAATGCGGGAGCAATCAAGACGCATGAACTCCCCCCTTGCCGCCGGATTCTGCCAAGGCGTATCACCGCCGCCCGAGCAACCCCTTCGTGAATGGGTGTGCGAAAACGTTTACCTTCCCAACTCTCCCGAGGGTGCGCGTTATTCGCTGGAAGCAGTCCCAGCACACGCGACGATCTGGGATTGGCTGGAAGACCCCGGCGTTAAGGAAATCGCCATCATTGCATGCGTTGGGTTTGGCAAGACAGCAATCATCGAGGGGCTTTGCGCTCGCATCGTTGCGGTTGAGCAAGGCGACACGCTGGCGGTAGGGCAAACCGGGAACATGGTTCAAGCATGGATGGAGGGGCGGATGCGGAAGGTTTGGCAAATGTCGCCAACTACAAGGCAGCACATCCCCACCGGACCTCTTCGCCACAACTGGAAAAAAGACAGTGTGATTTTTCCGGGGATGAATTTCTACGCATCGCCCGCAAACATCACCGAGCTTCAAGAACGATCCATGACCAACACCATTGGGGATGAGGTCTGGCGGTGGGATGATGGGATGATCGACTTCCTTCTAAAGCGGCATCATGGCCGATGGAACCGCCGCAACCTCATGCTCTCGCAAGGCGGGAATGAAGATGGACAGTGGCACCGATTCGCCAAGGATGGCAAGTGGCATGAGTTGGAACACGTTTGCCCGTCATGCTCAATGGGCAGCGTTTTCGATTGGGATAATTTCAAGTATGAAGTCATCAAGGACGGCAACGAGGAATTTGATTGGTCCGCCATCTTTGAAACCGTCCGGTTGAAATGCCCGCATTGTGGAACCGACTTCCAAGATACCGAATACAACCGCCGCCAATGGGCTAAGTGCCGCCCGGTTTACAACGAGGGCAAGCACATCCCCGAACGCATGACCCTCCGCGCCACGTTCATGACCGTGTGGCGCTACCAATGGAGGGACATCGTGAAGGAATGGATTCTCGCCAACGAGGACAAGCGCAACGGCTCATTCGAAAAACTCCAGAACGTCATCAACCAACGTTTCGCGCAATTCTGGAAAGAGCCAACCGACACGCCGACGCTTGAATACTCAGGCGACCCATACTCGAAAAAGGCTTATCATGACGGGCAAAAGTGGGAGCTTGAGGATTTCCGATTCCTGACGATTGACGTGCAGCAAGGTCACTTTTGGGCAGTCATCCGAGCATGCAAAATCGGCGGCGAGTCGCGGCTACTTTGGGAAGGCCGGATCGAAACATGGGACAACGTGCTTCACCTTCAAGACCGTTACGGAATTGAGAACCGTTTCGTTTACGTCGATTGCGGATACGATCAGGAAAAGGTTGCCAAGAAAGCGCGGGAGGCATCAATGCGGAAAGCCGACGATCCAAACCCGTGGAAGCTCTTGAAAGGCGAGGACTCGAAAGGGTATCTTAAAATTATCAAGGACCGCAAGTTCATGCGGATTTTCAGTGATTACACCCACATCAAAAGCAGCGAGGGATGGAGTTACAAGATCATCCGGTTTTCCAACTTACTCGCCAAGGACAAGCTCTCGCACATGATGGGATCCGGAAACTTTGGAATCCCAACCGACGCCAGCAAAACCTATCATGTCCACATGCAGAACGAAACCAAGCGGGAAATCTCGCCGGGGGTGTGGCGCTGGCAACCCGTGAAGCCGAAGGCGGCAAACCACCTTTGGGACTGCGAAGTTGAGCAGGTGGTGGCTCAGTGTATCACAGGAGTATTGCAAGGAATGGCGGAAGTGACAAAGGAATGACCCTTTTGACACGGCGGCAAGAGCGTGGCAGCTACCGCTTACGATACCGCACGGGAAATCTTCTTTTGGGCGAAGGACAACGAAACCCGGACGGCAGACGTCCAAGCCGCATATGACCTAGCGGGCGCAAATCCCATCGCCAAGGGCGGTCTTGATTCGGTGCTTTCGGCCACGAAAAACAATGTTACCATGCAGAAGACGGTTGGACTCAGCGAGCTGGATCGCGTCAAGGCTTTGCGATGGGCGCTGCAATGGCTGGACGCTGGACGCATGCCGTCGAAGCGAACAATTGGCGTCTTCTTTTGACACGCTGAATAAGCGATGGCACTTTTGGATCAATGGGGCAACGCATTCCGCTACAAAGCGGCAGCGGGGGCAGAACGCTTTTCGCGGGATCGCCCGTGGGAACCCGTTCAACTCAAGGACATCACGAAGCTCATCCCGCCAGTTGACCGGGAAACGCTCTATTCCGCCTCACGCCGCCTCTTCATCAACCTTGGCGTCGCACGGGGAGCGATTGAGCAAAAGGCAATGTATGCGGTTGGCCGCGCATGGTCGGCACAATTCACCGGAGCCGATAACGATTTCGGAACCGTCGCGCAGGACTGGCTGAATAATCAATGGTATGGTATCGGCAACGTTAAAGGCGGGCAGCACGACTTTAAAACTTCGCTTTTCCTCATCTCCGTCGCTATTGACCGGGACGGCGAGTGCTTCATCCTTTTAACTCAATCCGAGGACGGATACCCGCGTTTTCAATTTATCCCAGGCCATCAAATCGCCACGCCGGCAAACATCGAGGAAGGCGCAAGGTTAGGAGCCGGAACGATCACTGACGGCATTGTTTACAACTCACAAGGCACTCCCGTTCAGTATTGCCTTGTGGATTCTAACAAGCAACAGCTTGAGCTTATCAACGCTTCAAGCATGATCCATTGCTTTGATCCGTCATGGCAGGAGCAGGGGCGCGGTTTGCCAGCGTTCACCCACGCCATCAACGACCTGCGTGACATGCGGCAGTCTCACGAATGGGAACGCCGCGCACAGCTAATGCTTTCCAGCATCGGGATCATCGAAACCACTGAAACCGGAGCGCCGGATTTTGACGATCCAGCTTTCGAGACTCAGGAAATCACCGGGACATCCGTTGGCCTAACACTTGAGACGTTGGAAGGCGGGATGATTCGCCATCTCAAAGCCGGAACCGGATCGAAAATCGAGACGATCAAAAGCGACCGCCCCGGCGAACCATGGGAAAACTTCCACGATAGAATCATCCGTTCCGCGCTGTCTGGGATTAACTGGCCATATTCAATGGCATGGAAGGCGACGGGACAAGGCACCGCCGAGCGTTCCGACCTTGGCAAAGCGCAACGGGCGGTTGAGGACCGCCAAGACGTTATCCATTACGCCGCATTCCGGCTTGTTGGCTATGCCGTCGCAAAGCGGCAAAAAATGGGCGACCTTCCCGAGTCTGCCGATTGGTGGAGATGGAAATTCAACCATCCGCGCAAGCTAACAATCGACGATGGGCGGGTCAACAAGGAGCTTCTTGAGTTGTGGCGTGCGGGCAAACTCAACGATGACTCATTCCTTGCCGCTCTTGGCGAGGAGGAACCGCAAGCCCATTACCGCATGCGGGCAAAGCTGGCAGCGCAACGGGAAATTGCCCGTGTCGAAGCCGAGAAAGAATACGGCGTGACGATTGACCCCCGCGAAATGTCCATGTTTACCCCGAACGATCAACCACTTCAAAACGATGAAACTCCTGCAAATTGAAAACCGTGTCGCCAAGGTCCGGCTAAACGATGCTGTCACGCCATGGTCTGCCGATGACTTAATCGGAGAGATTGAGCGAAGCTACGGAAACAAAGCGGTAGCTGAAAATCTAACCGTTGGAGGATTCCAAGCCAAGGCGGATGACGCATTGGAGACGCTGGAAATCGAAATCAACTCCCCCGGTGGCAGCGTGTTGGATGGCTATCGCGTCTATAACGCTATCATGCAAATGCGCGGGCGTGGCGTGCGCGTTGTGGCCACAGTCAACACCCTAGCGGCTTCGATGGGTAGCGTCATTCTCATGGCGGCAGACGAGGTTAAAATCGTCGAGGGCGGGCGCATTATGATCCACGAAGCGTCGCAAGTTGTCGCCGGAAACAGCGCCGATCATGCGCGGGCAGCGAAGAATCTTGAGGAAATCAGCGAGGAGATTGCTGGCATCTACGCCAAGCGCACCGGAGGCAAACCCGAGGAAATGCGGGAGCTTATGAAAGCCGAAACTTGGATGGGCGCGAAGGAAGCGGTTGAGCGTGGATTCGCTGATTCTGTCTTGAAATTTGACACCAAACCAAAAGCGATGAGCATTTTAGCCAAACTTTTCCCCGGTAACGCCGAAGCCGCACAGCTTGAGGCTGAAATTGCCGAAAACTCCACCCTCCGCGCCGATTTGATTTCCGCGCAAAGCAAGATCACCGAGCTTCAAGGGCTTTCCGCCGTTGTTGCTGAGAAGGATCAGGAAATCCAAGCCAAGATCACCGAGCTTGCGGAAGCGAATGCGAAGATTGCCGATTTCACCGCAGCCCTCACCAAAAAGGATGAGGAGATTGCTGATCTAACCGAAAAAGCAACCGTCACCGCTGAAAAGATCGAAATCGAGGCTTCTCGCCAGCTTGCCGCGCAAGGCCATCCCGCCCCGGTCGCCGTCAATCAATCCGGCACCGATGCCAAAGCGGAAACCAAATACGAGCACTACCGCAAACTGCAATCTTCCGATCCCGTCGCCGCCAGCGCGTTTTGGGACGCTAACGAAAAGGACATCATCGCTGGTAAATAAACAACTCTCCACCACTAACTAACTACCACCATGGCAAACGCCGACTTCTCCAGCAACGGGGTGAATGACGAAATCATCGCCCGGAACTTCCTTCGCGGATTCACCGCAACCATCGCGCCTCTCGCGGCTCTTTCCACTTCGTTTTCTAACGATGCTGGACGCCCCGGCGAAACCATTAAGATCATCCGCGACAATACCGCGATTGATGCCGTTCAAACCAAATCGCTTGCGGCTGCTTACACCATCCAAGACGCCGACGCGGACAAGGTGGACATCACCCTTGGCCTTCCGAAATACATTTCGTGGAGTCTCGACGATGTTGAGGTTGCCCGCGCATCCGGTATCTCGATTGAGCTTTTCGGAGTTCGCAAGGGTAACGCCCTCGCCAAGTCCGTCATGCAAGACATCCTTGGAGTTGTCACGAATGCCAACTATGGCGCCGCCGCCTTCACCGGAGCCGCTTCGACCTTCGATGAAGACGACGTTGCCGACATTGCCAAGGTCTGCGACGATGCCGACATCCCCGAAGAAAACCGCGTGTTGATGCTGTCTAACGGCTACATCGCCGCGCTTCGCAAATCCGGCGCAATCAAGGACACTTCCGGTTACGGCTTCAATGCCATCATGTCCGGCGACGTTCCGATGCTCCATGGTTTCCGAATCATCAAGTCGAACATCATCCCGGCCAACTCGGAAAACCTCGTCGGCTTCGCTTGCGATCCTTCCGCGATTGTCTCCGCATTCCGCTACAACGCCCCTCAAGCTGGTCACAAGTATAACCGCGCTGAAGCGGTTGTCGGTGAAGGCGGAATGACCCTTGGCCTGCGTGACTGGTATGACGAAAACAGCGGCACCCGCCGGATGGTCATGGAAGCCGTCTATGGCAAAGCCGTTGGAATCGCCGCCGGACTCAAGCGCCTCGTCTCCGCATAACTTCAACCGGGGCGCTAGGGTTATTCTTTAGCGCCCCTCAACCTTATTAACAATATGGCACAAGTTGCACTTCTCATCGGCGTCAAAAACGGCAAACGCGAATTGATTGGCCAAGGCGACCCCCGCGAAATCCGCCGCAAGTTCAAGCTGTCGCAAGACGGCGAGGGCTTCGACGAATGGGAGGTTTTCGAGTCAACGGTCGGACGTTCACGCCGCAAGCGATTCGTGAAGGATGCGCCAATGCCAGAGCTTGATTCCGAACAAGCGCCGGAACCCGTCGAAACTCCCGAGCTTGACAGCGAGGAAGAAACCGACGAAGATCCCGCCGCCGAAGCGGAAGGCGAAGCGCCAAAACGTCGCGGACGCCCTCCCAAGGTTCATTGATTATCTGTTGTGTGCATTCATTGGTCCGAAAGGCCCGCTCTCGAAAGGGGGCGGGTCTTTTGTTGACACCGCCGCCATAGCGTGAGCCTAGTCGATGATTTTTTGCTGTCTGGAAATGATGAGGTTGACGAAGCCTTTGGAACGAAATCCATTGTCTGCAACGGCCAGACGTTCGACGTTGTTTGGAATGACTCACGGAAGGCGCTAGACGGCGAGATCGGAGGACTAGAGCCAAACGTTCAAGCGGTCGGTGTGGCGCAACCAGCGGACGTTACAAGCCCTCTCAGCATGCTAAACAAACGATGCACGGTTGGAGGCGTCGCCTATCGCGTTGCCGAGGTTGTCGTGGGAACCGTGGCAATTCATTTCACCCTTGTTGACCCGAACGAAAGCCGATGATCAAGGTCCAGATAGACGCGGCGTCATCCGCCAAGTTTCGCCGCGACATGAAAGAGTTTACGCGGCTCGCTGGGATTTCCGTTGGCGAAGGCGTTGCGGTCATCGCCAAGGACGCATCCAAACAACTAGCATCCAAGGTGCAACCGTGGGGACTTTCCAACGAGGTCGGGGACAAGTTCCAGAAAAGCATCGCCAAGCAGGTGGCAAGGGCCACACGCGCCGGAAACATCAAAGGAACACCGGGAGACGCATTGACGGTTCACGCCGCCAACCGAGACGGGCGCGGAAGAGTGCCTATGGGCCTGCCAGAGCGCGGACAGTTCAAGCGCAAGCCTCTCGACCCGGAAGAAGTCAATCGCGCCGTGGAGAAGCGCCAGAAAGCCGCAGGACGGCTAAAGGCGGCATGGATCGCGGCGGGCGAGGCGATTACCACCGCTTACAATCTTACAAAAAGAGGAAAAGCCCGAAAAATCACGGGAGTCGGGCAATGGATTCGCCGCCATGTGGATCGCAAGGAAGGAAGCGCCAAGTGGAATTTGTCACGCGGGATTTCAAGCTACGTGGACATTACTAACGACGCACAAAACATCGAACGCCACCAAAAGACCAGCGACGCGAAAGCCGGGCTTGCAATCGCCTATCGAGCCGGAACCCGTGAGATGAAAAAGATTCTCCGCAAACTTCAAAAGACAATATGACCGCCGACAAACTGAAACGCCAACTGATTGCCACGCTGACCCGATTGCGACCCAGCCAAGATTTAAATGTGGTTGACGCTAACAACCTTGAGGAAATCGAAATGCCCGTTCTCGCGGTTGGAGTTCCAACCATGGAACCTCACAACGTCGCGCTTGTTGGAGTTCATCGCGTCGGCATTGAAATAACCCTTCGCGCTCAATCCGGCGACGATCAAACCCGTGAGGAAATCGAAGCGTGGTGCGATACCATCGAAACCGCGCTGAATGATCCATCGCTTATGAAAGCTCAATTCTCAGGATCGCAATCCGGCATTCGGCTTGACCATTGGGAGTATGAGGGATGCACGCCAGACTGGAAAAACACCACGCTGGAATGCACGTTCGCGGCAAATGGATTAATTCAGCGTCTCCAGTAATTTGACACGCCGCAAGGGATAGCTATGGCTACCCAATTTCCCGCTTCCAGCCCCGCGCCTTTCGGCATTCCTGCCGCTGAAACTGGCATCGTCGCGGACTCCGTTGGCTACAATTACAGCCATCAGAAAAAGCAACTCCGTGACGTTGACGGCGACACCATCGCAGTGGCGTATTACGATGAGATGTGCGAAATCTCGCTTTCTGGTTTCCTTCCCGGCTCATCCGCTTTTTCGACCACGCTCGCATCAGCAATCACCCTCGTGACCGCAGTCCCTGATTTCTTCAAGGGCAGCGTCGGGGGCTTGACCGTTGTCGAAACCGTCAACCGCACCAACTCATCGGAAGAGTATCAGCGCGTGGAAGTTACCGCCAGCCATCACCCACTTGTGACGGCATAACAATTTCAAGACATGCAAATACCTAAATTCTCCGTCAACACGTTTGACGGCATCCGCGGCGATACGCGAAACACAAGGCTTGCCGCGCTCATTCTGGCGATGGAAGTCCCATTGAAGCCGGAAAACCCTTACAGCACGCAAGCAGGCGATGGATTCAGCGGGGTGCGGGTCACTTGGAACTTCATGGAATCAAACCCCGCAGGATTGAAGCCGGGGAAGATCATCCAAGCATGGATCGACCTCAAATGGTGTGCGGAAAATCCCGATCATGTCATTCCAAAAGTCAAAAAGGCTTTCGAGGAATACGACCGATTGCTTGCATGCGCGAAGGGTAATTTCTCATCCGTTCCGAACGTCGGTAAACTGCCAACGCTCAAAACCCATGACACGCGGCAAGCTGCTGGAATGGTTGCGCTAGGCCATCCGATTTGCGGCAAGTCGATTTCCGGTGATGTGGTTTTCTGGCATTTCAACCAATCCGCCGCCGCCGATCTAGCAACGTGGGACGCATACGCCGATCACCACAAGCTCCCTGACACCGACCTATGCGTCATCCGCGCAACCATGGAGAATCACAAGCGAGTTGTGGACGCAACCAAGGCAATTCAATTCGCCCGCGTCACTCACAAGGGCAGGACGGCAATCATCGGGCGCGACGCAACTCCAGACCAAATCTCACAAATCGAACGAATCCTATACAGATGAGCATCCTACACGATACCCCAGAAATCACGGTTGAGGGCGAGAAGCGGAAACTTCGCCCCATGACCGACATGGTTCAAGCCTTCATCGCAAATCAAATCAAGGACTTGGATGAGAACGAGCGCAACAGCGCGTTTGTCATCGCTTATGCCTTGTGCGCCGGATTGCCGGGAGTTGAGACGGCAAGGATGGCAAAGGACGGCACGTTTTTGGAGGAGGTCCAAGGACTCGCCATTGAGCTATCCGAGGAGGATACGCAATCAGTCATTGACTACCTGACTGGATACTTCGAACGCCGCAACGACGCCAACTTCAACGTCCCCGAAGGCGCAAAAAAGCAGACGCGGGCGACCCACCGCCCGAGGAAATAAGCCTGATTGATATGCTGGCGAGTGAATACGGATGGGGTATTGAATACATCGAAGGACTTGGCAGCGATGCGACAACCGGACTTATCCACGCGATTCTCTACCGCAAAGGAGTGAAGGTCACGAAGCTCGCATCGCAACCGACCGGAACGCTCGCAAGCCGGATCAAGGAAATCATTGACACCACGCAAGACTAAATGGCCCTCACTGTCAGAATCAAAGGCGATGCCAGCCACTTGGAAAGGGTGCTAGCTAAAACCAAGGCTTCGCTTTCTGGCGTCGGTAGCATCCTCAAAGGCACAGGGATTGGCGTTCTTGCCCTTGGCGCTGCCGCTACCGCAACGGCGGCGGGTTTGGCAACAATGTATGCGAAAATGGCCGTTGTTGGCGAACAGGCTATTGCAGACGATAAACGGCTGGAAAATATCACTAAGCAAATGGGGCTTTTTGGAAATCAAACATCCAAAGTCACAGAACGGCTTCTCAATTTTGCGGATGCTCAAGAACGATCAACCGGAGCCGACACCGTTGTTGCGACTCAGGCCAAGCTGATGACGTTCAAGGAGCTTGCCAAAACAGCCGATGTTGTGGGCGGATCGTTTGACCGAGCAACGATGGCGGCGATTGACATGGCAGCGGCAGGCTTTGGAAGCGCGGAACAGAATGCGGTCCAGCTTGGAAAAGCCCTCAATGATCCAATCAAGGGCATTAACTCGCTGACACGTTCGGGGATTACTTTCACGCTCAAAGAAAAGGAAAAGATTGCCGCTCTTGTGCAAAGTGGAAACATTCTCAAAGCACAAGGAATCATCCTCAAGGCTATTGAAACGCAAGTTGGAGGAACAGCGGAAGCAACCGCGTCATCGACTGGAAAACTTCGCCAATACTATCAGCAACTTTTGGAAGAGTTTGCAAAGCCTTTTGCGCTTTCATTGACTGGATTGCCGGGGCAGATAGAAGAGGCGTTTCCTATGCTTAAAGAAAAAGCAGGAATGGCGGGCAGCATCATTTCCCGCGCAATTCAAGACGGAATCCGTGGCGATTTTGACAGATTGGCAGAGCTTGCCATGATTGGGGGAAGGGTGATTGCCGAGGGGATCAAGATTGGACTTAAAGGCGCTCTTGTTGGTGTGGGCGAATCGTCGATGAAATTCATGGAAGACATCAACCCGATTCGAATGATTCCCGGCGTTGGTAACGCGGCAAAAGGCTCAGAATACATATCACAAAACAAAGACGAATACCTACGCTCCAGCATGCAAGATGCGGTTGACGCGATCATGGCTAGCATCCGCGACAAATACGCGCCAGTGGGCGTGTCCCCATCGGCTCAACGCCTATACGATCAAGGATCACGCAGCGACTCCCCCGGCATGACCGAGGACATGCGCCGGATGCTTCGCGTATTGGAGGACATCAACCGCAAAACTTCACCGATTACATACTAACATGCCAACCACCTACGGACTAGGAGCAACTGAGATTGTCGCAGAACCGGGATTCACCGCGACGCGAGACGACAACGGCGGATGGAGTGGAACGCACCGCTTTACCGTCAAGCGTGAGCTGTGGGCGACGCCATCGGGAAGGGCGCAGTTTGCGAGAACTACCCCGATCACACTGCTAGACGCGTCACTACCGTCCTTCTATTCCTTCCTCGTCATCAACGATTTCACTGTGACAAATGAGGAATGCGAGTGGGTTTCCATATCGGTAAATCTTTCTGGAAGCGTTTTTGCCACTTATCCAAGCGGAGACGCAGCAGAGCCAGAAGCTCCAACATATCAACTGGACGGAGCGCTCGAAGAAGCTCCTTTTTCAGACCACAAAAAATGGAAAGACCTAACGTCAAAACAAAAGTCATTTCTTGGCGATTTACTAAATGGCGTGATTGTTTGGGACATGGAAAGCCAAACAGGACAGATTCCAGCAGAGGACGGCGGCATGTTGAAATCCGATAAAAGGAGCGCAGAAATTACTGATGACGCTGCAAAATTTGCAGATTTGATTTCACAAGGTCAAAGCACTTACAAACGCCCTGCCTTCACATGGTCCGAACACGCCAGCGGAAATTCTAAGCTCTCAGCCAATCAAATTAACGACTTAGGAAAAATTTCAACGCCGCGAGGATCACCGCCAGAACCTACTGGAGAAAGGAACTGGATGCTAACAAGCGCAAGCCAAACGGAAAGGGCCGGGGTATATTCCACCAGCGTAACATGGACACTTTCAGAGAAAGGAGGACACGATGAGTTCCTTTACGACTAACGGGTTGACGCCCATTCGCATCCCGCCGCCAATCCGCTCAGGACCGAGGGAGTTGATGGATTATCTTAATATGCTCAGGGATTCGATCATTGGCCTAAGCAACCGCAAGCCAAAATCAATACCAGCAGTTCGGCGAGCAGGCAAATCAAGGAATCTCGACGTAATCAACTTAAACAAAAAGCCATCAGAAAGCGAAGAAGAGGGAGGCGAAGAGGAGCCGCAAATCTGGACGGTAAACGTTCGCCCCGGATACGTTGTAGAAAGGGTGGTCTTGGCCGAGACTGATTCGGTTGTTTATTGGGAGCCGGATGGAATCTTTGATGAGGAGGAGCCAACCAAGCTCAAAGATTACGAAATAACGGCGGATCAGGCGATTTATGTCCAAGTCGAAGTTTTGAAAACCGGGGCAATCGGCATTGAGCCGGAAGTGCCACCGCTAGACCCGCCGCCACCGCCCGTGCTTATCGCGGTGATGCCGAATGACCAGGAGTCAACACACTTCGAACCGCCAATCGGTGAAGGAGAGGGAGCGCCGGGAACTTACTACTACAAACTTGCAGAGCTTGAAACCGTGGACGGAGTGACGCGCATCAAGTCAACCATGGGCGGGCAGAACATCGACCATTGGCTTGACCTGCTCACGTTTAAGGTTCGATCCGGTGCAAACCCTTGGAAGGAATGGAACGCGGAAGAGGGCATCTACTACACCAAAGGATTCATCGCCGCTGGCCAGTTGACCCTTGCCGAGAACGAGGATGATTTAACCTACCAAGGCAACAAGCGAAACCTTGAGGTGCGATTCCGCGAGGCCGATGCGTCCGAGCCGGAAGGGGAAGAAACGCTGAATTTCGAGGACGGTTTGAGCATGGACGGTGAGGTTGACGCCGCGCCAGCAACGGAAAGAGACATCATCCTGCCGATCGTTTCTGGGATTTCACCAATCATCGTTAACCGAGTGGGAGAGGGGGAGAGGAACTTTCAAATCAGCCTTGAGGAAGGCGGCGACGGCGACAATTTCAACATCAAGCTGCTCAACGTCTCAATCACTGAATCAGGCGGAGAAACCTTTGTTTCTGACATCGGATGGGGCAGCGCCGAGCGGCTTTTCTACGTCCGAGGCGGCAAGCTATTCCTGACAGACGACGCGGCTGTCGTGGATACTTACGAAGTGATTTCCCGCATCCAAGGCGAGGATTTTAGCGTCAACCCAACCAACCAATCCGGCGACGGGCTAACCCCGGCATCCTAATTTGACACCCCCACAAGACGATGGAAGTCTCCAACGCCCGCGCAAGAATTGAGCTTATCGCCAACGCGACGCCAACCAGTACGAACGTGCAGAATGATGTGGCGATTGGGCATCCGCTGGAGGTTGTGAGCTTTGCAGATGCAGACGTTGCCTATTCCGTGCGGGCGATCATTGCCGAAGGTTCTGATTTTGTCCTTAACGTAGCAGACGGAACCACCACCGGAAGCGATGCGTGGGTTGCTGGAACGGCTCAAGTCGAAACCGCCACCGCAGCGGGAACGATTACTGCGACCGGAAATGCCACCGTTACCGTAACAGCGGCAGGCATGACCGGAAGCCCGAAAGCGATTTCTGTCGCGGTTTTGTCAGGCGACACGGCAGCGGTTTGGGCAGGAAAAGTGCGTGACGCTCTTGCGGCAGACGTTGATGTTTCTGCGGTATTTTCCGTTAGCGGAGCATCAACCGCGATTGTTTTAACAGTTAAGGAAATCGGGGGGCTGTCCATTCCAATTTACCCAGCCAACGACTCAACAATCAATGTCGCCCTCGACAACGGGACATGCACGGGAATTACCACAGCCGCCACCAGCGCCAATACCACGGCAGGCGTTGCCACTAGCGGATGCACAATTTATGACGGCGACGGAAAGGATTTTGAGGGAACAACTATTGCAACCATTTCAACTTTGGATGCCGCATTGCTATCTTGTTCAAGTGGCGTGGTTACATACGTTGACTCAGGCGAAGATGTAAAGGGAACGCTGGCGAGTGGAAAAGTTTCGACGCTTATTGGTGATAGCAATTTTTTGAGCCAAATAACTTTCACGGCTTCAATCCCATCCGACATCAAAATCACCGTCATCGGCAAAACCGCTTAACCATTTCCAAATATGACCTCACTCCTCCTCACCGCAAACGGCAACACGCCGATCAACTCAATCGGATTCGGGCGCGAGTTTTCCGTTGCCGTCTCAGGAACATTCGGCAGCGGCACCGTCAAGGCTCAATATGCCACCGCTGGACCCGTCGCCGCATCGCTGGCCGTTGACGACGACACCGAAACCCCCGCGTTTACCCTGACAGCCATTGACGCCGGAACCGCCGGCAACTCGCTTACCTTCGCCATCGCCGCCGCCGCTGCTAGCCAAGCATTGAGCCTGACTCAAAGCGGGCTTGATTTCGTTCTAACGCCCGCATGCGACGCCGGGGACGCCGCTGCCGTTGAAACGTCGATGACCGGAAGCCACAACGACATCCGCGTTGAGTCCGACACCGCCGGAACCATCGGCAACGGTTACAGCTTCGAATTGCTGGACCCTAGCGCCAACAGCGCAACGCTCTTGGTTTCGACTACCGACTACCTCAAATTCACGGTCAGCCTTGCCACGGGCGCGGGAGGAGCCATTACAACCACCGGGAACCAACTTATCGCCGCGCTCAATGCTTATGCGCCCTTCGCCGCGCTTATGACCGCCGCGCTCAAATCTGGACACGACGGGACCGGGATTGTGACCGCTCTTGCGGAAACCGATCTAACCGGAGGCGGGGCAAACGCCGCGATCACCACCACCAGCGCGG